TCATTGGTTCGAATCCAATTGGGGCCACAAAATCCCCTTAGAAAGCCCCGAAAGGGGCTTTTTTTGTGCATTGCACCCAGATTTGCACCCAAATAACACTGCCTAATGCCCACCTCGACAAAGAAGCTGCGGCCTGCGTCCTCGCAATGGTAGGGGTTGACGCCACTCTCATCATCCCAGTGCTGGGCCAGGTAGGTGCCATGCTTGATGACCTAGAAGAGTTGCACGACGGGGGGGAGTAGTTGAAAGGCGTGGAGGGGCATTAAATAGAATAAGCTGTGTATTTACAAAGTGCCAGTATATTGGGGTGCTAATCCTTGTCTATTCTTCCATGCAAAAACTTTTCCTCTTTGCACTAGCCCTCTTTTCATTAAGCGCCTGTAAAAAAGATTTGGAGAATACCCCCTCCAAAGTTGACCTGCTAACTGCCCAGAAATGGCAACTATCGGCTTACACCTCAACCGTGACTATCGGTCGTACCACGACGACGACGACTAGCCCTGCTTCGGTTACTACTACTGACAAATACGCTTCGTTGGCGTCGTGCGAGAAGGATAATTTCACCAAGTACAATGCCGATAAAACGATAGTGCAGGATGAAGGGCCGACCAAATGCTATGCGTACTTAGCGCAGAAGCAATATTATACTTGGGAGTTCAACAATGACCAAACCAAGATATTCACACAGGCTGCTATTGCTGGGACGTTAAGCCCATTACCGTCTACTATCGTGGAATTATCGGCAACGACATTACGCCTGCGCGATGTCTACTCTTATACATCGGGCAACGTAACGACCACTACTGTTGACGAGGTTACCTATACCGCCTTTTAGTATGGCGAACGCAACTTTACTAAAACCGAAAGCCCCGGCCGGTCAGGTCGGGGCTTTTTTGGCAAACGGCGGGTGAGATGCTTCGCTACGTTAGTTTACAACGGCTGGCGCAGCCAACTATACAGCGGTTGTCGGCCACGGACTTGCCAGCGGCGGCCAGCAGCACCAGCAAAATGAGGCCAGCTCCCAACTGCCAACTACCAACTCCTAGCATAAGGAGTAGCGGCAGCGCGAGGCCGTAGGCACTACCTGCCGCGGGCGGCTGGTTCTTTTTGTTGGCCAGCCACACGGCCAGCGCGAACAGGGCCATCGTAGCCAGGGCGTAGGGAATGATGTACTTGGTGCCAACCGTGGCGAAGGTCACGATGGAGCTGAGCACCCAGACGGCGAAAATGGCGATTAAGGCTTTCACAGAAAAGAGAATTAAGCTGCTTTCGCAGCGGTATGCGGCCGCGCGGTCGCGGCCTGAATAGTGGGCTGGGCACGTGCATCGTCGTACTTAGTCAGGCCATACTTGCGCACGGTGGCCGCCAGCACGTTGCCATACTGCGGGTCAGTGGCGTAGCCGCAGGCCTGGAAGAGGTGCGCCTCGGCCACGTAGTCATCGCTGGCAAAAAGTCGCTTGTAGCGCGGGTTCTTTTTCAGGAAGTCAAAGCGGCCCTTGAAGTAGTCGGCCGGGCTGTCGTAGTGGCGGAAGGCGGCCTGCACTACAACCGACTTACCACCGATGACCTCGCGGGTGGGTAGTACTACCACCTTGCCTTTCCAGTCCCAGGCGGCCTTGATGCCGCCGAAGTTGTTGTAATTGGCCGCCAGGCCTGAGCCGCCCCAGCCGCTTTCGATGGCGGCCTGGGCCAGGCAGACGGAAGCACAGAGGCCGGTGCCGTGGCAGGTATCCTGCGCGGCCCTGGCGTATTTGGCGAAAAATTCGGCGGGTGTGAGCTTAGCCATAAATCAAACGAGGTTTTCGGCGGCCTGCTTAGCACGCCGCCGGATGAGAAGAAAAACAATACCGCCCACCGCTGCTGCTGCCAGAACATAGCCCAGCGGGCCGGTCAGGTACTTGGCGATGGTAGCACTCACGCCGGGGGCCTCGGTCGTAGTATCCTGCTTGGTCTGCCCGGTGGTATTGCCGTCGCCCTGCACGGCCGCTAGGTTGCCGCCGCCGGTCAGCGCGTTCAGCGTCGAGCTGTCGCTGGCCACCACGGCGGGGCCGGCCTTCTTCTCGACAATGCTGGCCGTGGCCCCGTCGCCGGCGGCCACCTGCGCTTTCTTGCCAGCCAGCGTGGTATTGTCGCCGACAATGAAGGTGCAGCCCTTGCACTTACGGGGTACCCCACCCCCGGCCCCTCCCTCTAGAGAGAGGGGAGCCGAGGTGGCAGGCTGCTTAGCCCGAAACGGATTCAGCTTTTGCCAGAATGCCACGCTGCGGCCAGGCTGCGAGCCAGCGGGCGGCAGCGCCAACTCGCTGTCGAGCGGGCGCTGGCCGCCGTCGCCTGCCAGCGGGGCGGGCAGCTGGCCGCGGCGTTGCTTGGCGTCGAGCTTGGCCTGCGCCACTGGGCTGAGCTTCGGGGTGGTGGCCGTCGTGTCGGGCTGCCAGTAACCGATGGCCTGCCGCTGGGCGGCCTTCTGGGCTTCGGTGTACTGCGGCAGCGGCTTGGTGGCCGAGCAACTGGCCAGTAGGCACGCCGCCAGCGCGAAAGAGAGGTACTTCATGCAGAAAAGAGGTTAGTGTTAGGAATTGGTAGTCGGGGGTTGGCTTGGCTGTTCGGATGCCGCCGGGCTAGCGGGCGCGGCTGGCACCGGCGCGGGGGGCTGCTGAATCGAGTCGACGAGGATGGGGCCGAGCTTGCTGCTGAGCAGCCACGTCAGGGCCATCTTGAAAATGTTGGCCGCCCCTTCCTCCTGCACGCGCAGGGCAATCATCTTCTCCACCACCTTGCGGGCCTTCGTAGTAAAGAGCCAGCCGAATACCAAATCCGCCAGCCAGTCGTAATAGGGGTAGCTGTTGATAGCATTGCGCACAATGGCCATCACGATGATGGTGCTGAACAGAATGCCGCCCAGCCGCTGGAACTCGCTCCACTTGAAGCCCACGCCCCGCAGCTTCTTGCTGACCTGGTAGCCGTAGCGGCCGTTAGCCAGGTCCAGAAACAGCAGCAGCAGGATGGCGCTCGGCGGGTTCCATATCCAGTGCGTACAGAAGGCGGTCAGACTGGAAATGGCTACGCCGATGGCCAAGCTTTTCAGCGCGGGCATGGTATAGAGCTGCACGCCGAAGGCACCGCTCAGCAGGTCGCTACCATCCCGGAAGCCGAGCAGCTTGGTGGTTTCGCGGAAGATGGCACGGAGAGGCATACTAATTACTTGAGCGTGAGCAGTTGCCGGCGCAGGGTGGCCAGTTCGGTTTCAATTGGCTGTAGCTCGCGCTGCAAGGCCGCAATGCGGCTTTTAAGCTGCCTGCGCTGTTCGCGCAGGCTGAGCGTGGGCGTGGTGTGCTTATCCAGCGCCAGCTTCTCGGCGCGGCGCTGACCGGCGGCCACGATGCTGTCGTAGTAGCTAGGCGCGGGTGGGGCGGCAGTTGGCTTCGGGGCGGGCGCGGGAGCCAGTGGCGGGCGGGCCTCGTTGAGGGTGGCGGCTTTGTGGAGGTGGCTGCGCATATCAATAGTGTGTAGCGGTAATGCTGACCGTGGCGCTGGCCAGCGTGATGCCGATGCCCAGCCCATTTTTAAGTTGCACCGTGCAGCCGGTGGCGGTGCGGGCGGTCACATCGGCCGCCAGGCCCAGCAGGGCCACGCCTTCGACCTGCGCCACGGCATTGTAGTTGTCATCGGTAAAAGGCGTATCCCATACCACGTTCAGGGTGCCCGTGGCGCCGATGCCGATGGCCGGAATGGGCAGGCGCTTGAGACGGAAGCGGGCATTGAGCGCATTTAGGGCCACCTGGTTAGCGTTGGCCGTGTCGCGTGCAGCGATGGCAATAGCCTGGGCGACGACAGCGGCGGTTTCGTCGGCATCTGCTTTGGCCTTCGCAGCGGTGGCGGTGGCCTGCGCCTGCGCGATAGCCGCCTCGTCCTGGGTGAGCCGGGTTTGCACGAGCGCCAGCGCGGCATCGGTAGCCGTTTGCTTGCTCTCCAGGGCCACGGTTTTGAGGCGCACCTGCTCTTGCTTGGCAGCCTCGGCCGCGTCGTTCGCGGTATTGGTCAGCAGGCTCGCCTCGGCCAGCGCCAGGCGTGGCAATAGGTCGGCGCGGGTGCTGCCGAGCAAATCCGTTAAGGTGGCGACCTGCGCCCGCAACACGGCTACGTCTTGAGCCTGGGTATCCACGCGCGGCTCCAGTAGGTTCAGGCGGCTGGCGCTGCGGTTCATGCTCATCGGCCACTGGCCAGTCGGCATCTGCTGCTGGCCGAGCATCGTGCGGATGAGGGCACGCAGGCCGCCAATGCTGGTGGGCAGGCCGTCCGCCTCGGGCGTATCGGTGCCGACTAACTCCGCAATCTGCTGCGGCAGCGGTACCAGCGGGGCGGTGGCTTGCGTGGGGTCGGGTGCTAGCTGGCTTACGCCAGTGCTCTGAACCAGTAGCGCCAGTAGGGCTTTATTGGTGAGGGCTGCCATACTAAATAAGCGCGAATTGTGTGGCCGTAATTTTTACCACCGGCACGCGGCTAAGGCCCGTGGTGCTGCCTACCGCGCTGATATAGTGTGCGCTGGTGAGGTAGCTGGCAGGCACCCCGCCAGACTGCCCACTCGCTGGCACGGTGGGGTAGGAGATTGGATTTTGGGGGTCAGTGACGTTGGTGAAGTGGTAGCCATCTGCCCGCTTTTCCATCTGTATTTTATCGCCAGGGGCCGGGCGGGGAAAGTCAGCGTCCTTGACCCCCGGGGAACCATTTACCACTAAAAACACCCGGCCATATACATCATCGGCAAAGAAGCTTACTTTGCTGATGGTCGCAATACTGGTATCAGAGCCATCCACAGGCACGGGCTGCGAGCCAAACCCTATTAGGAAATCAGCTCCATTGCCAGGCCCGCCATTGAGCGGCGGCATCGTAAACTCTACCAGGATGTTATCACTGCTAGCTGGCACATACGCGCTAGCTGTTGCTTGCCCAGCATGGGCACCGTCGGAGCCCCCTGTTTTTAGCAGCGTGCCATCGGGCTGCTTTGTGAAGTTGATTTGCCGCGTGGTGAAATCGGCCGTGCGCGTGCTAGGCGCATTGCCTGTCACGGTGGTCATGCCGAAATTGCTGCTATAGGCATAGCTGCCATTGGCCAGCGTGAGGCGATAGTAGTAACGACTGGTAGAGCCGGCCGCGAAGTTTACGCTAGCCCCGCTGCCAATGAGGGTGGGCGGGTAGCTCACGCCCAACGTATTCACGCGAAACAGCTCAGCCGCGGTGTAACTGGCGCTGGTGGTAAGCGTAGCGGTGCGTTGTTGGCTACTGGTGCCGCTGGCCGGGGAAATCGCAATCGTGGCCGCCGGGTAGGCGGTGGGGGCGGTGCCGTTGCCAAAGCTGAGCGTTTTGCCGAAGTACCGAGCAAGTGGTCGCGCCTTACTCTTTGCCCGTTGGCCCTGGCCTTCATAAGTCCAATGCACCCCATCCACTACCAGGCTGTTGGGGTAGTTGTACACGGCGCTCGCCTGCCCGAGCGGATACTCGTAGATGTTGTCCATCCCTTTTGCGAACGTGCTCAGGTTACTGAGCACGTTCGCGGTGTACATGGAGCGCCAGGCGTCGAAGTTGACGTATAGCGGCGTGTCGGGGTCGGTGCCGCTCTGGCCCTTGTAAATGCGGTTAGCGGGCTGCGCCACAAAAACCAAGTACTTGCTCGGGTTGGGAGCCGTGAGGGTTTGGCAGATGCGTTTCACGCAGGCCGCCACGTCGGCCGGGTCAGTGCCATCGCCGGGCTGGTCAGCTTCAATGCCATTCACGCCGAAATCCACGTAGTGTACGATGTAGTCGTAGTCGGCGGGATTGAAGCCGGTGTTGGCCTTGCTCAGGACATTGCGCTCGAAGTAGAGCGCGTCCTTACCGGGGTAGCCCAGATTGCGGCAGGTGAGCGCAACGCCGTTATTTTCAGCGTTCCACAAGTCTTCAAGCTGTTCGGCCGATGAGGCCCGGCCATTGTTACCAATAGCGTCCTGCGCGGCTTGGATGGCGTTGGTGCCGGTGTGCAGGGTGTAGCCCTGGCCGTACTTATCAAGCGTAGCTTGGTCGGCTTGCTCCAGGCTCGTGCCATGGTCAAGCAACAATACTTTCAGTTGGCCATTTGCCGTAGCCACCTGCACGGGTAGGACTGACGAGAAGCTAGTAGCGCCCTTGTCATCGGTGGCGCGCATGCGCAGGTTGAAGTTGCCGGCGCTGCTCGGCGTCCAGTTCAGCACGAACGGCGATACCAAATCGGTGTCGAGCACGGTGTAGCCGGTGAGCGTGGTGGCGTTGGCCATCAGGCAGAGTTCCACTTTTACCACTTGCCCGTCCGAGTCCGAGGCAATAGCCTGAAAGCTCTGCTGCGTGCCCACCGTGCCGGTGCCGGTGCCGTTGATGGTGACGCTGGGCGCCTGGTTGGTCGGTGGCGGGGTGCCGCCCTGTGCATAGGGGCCGTAGGTGGCGGCGCACACGCCGATATAACTAATTGCCATTTTCTTACAGCTTTTCAACGCGGTGCCAAGCAGGACCAGCGCCAGTAGTAGGGTTGCCTTTGACATAGGTGCCGCGTCCGCAGTAGTAGTGGTAGTTGCCGCCCATAGCGGGGTCAATCGCGTCGAACCACATGCCCGGATAGCTCCAGGCTGGACTATCAGCCGGGTCAGCGTCGCAGTCGGTGTAGGTCAGCGCCATCACCTCATCAAGCTGCGCGCCGGTCAGGTCCAGCAGGTCGATGGTGAGCAGGTTCAGGCCTTCGGCAAAGTCCACCAGCTTGTCGAGCGCGGCCAGCACGCCCGCCGCGCGGTTGCTGCCCGGCGTGCCCACGGCCGGGCCGCCAGGCAACGCCTTGATGACGGTGCGAAAGAATTGCTTGAGTTGGGTGGCGGTCATATCGCAGAAGTCCGTAACCCGCCGTTGCCAGCGCGGCGTTGATGGCCCCCGCAGGCAGCGGCAGCGGGCGGGTAGAGCAGGGCGATGGCAGCTATCACGGCCGGGCGGTAGTGGGTGGCTTTGGCTTGCAGGTCGGCCCGCAGCTGGGTGCGTTGCTGGTCGGTGATAGGTAAGCTGGCCGTGCTCTCGGCGCCGTCGGGCGTGATGTGCAAGCCGTGCCAGAGCAGCATGCGCCGAGCCGATTCCAGCACCAGCAGGCGCTTCAGGTGGTCGGTGAAAAGCTTTTCGGTAGCTGGCAGCCAGGCAGCACGGGCCTTCGCCAGTTCAGTGCGCAGGGCGTCGGGTAGGAGCGGCCACACGTCGAGCTCCTGCGCATCGGCGATGTGCGGGTCGACCAGGTGCGCGCCGATATTGACGCTGAACGGCACGACGCCCGCGAAGTCGGCCAGGGTGATGAGGTTGGTCATTTGGCGGGCTGAGGGGATAGGGCGGGGTAGTCGTAGATGGCGCGCAGTTCGTCGTCGGTGAGCTTGCTGGCCACGGTGGGGTCGATGTACTCCACGGGGTTGAGTGGCTTCACCGTGAAGTCCAGCTCGGGCCGCAGGTGCGCCAGTGGCTCAGTGATGAGGGCGCGGGCGGGCTTTATTACCAGGTTGAAAAGCTTGATGCTGTTGACAATCTGCTGGTTGTTGCCCAGCTGGCCGGCCTGCGCCACGCCGTCGAGCACGGGCGGCACGCCAAAGCGGCGGTACACTTCGCCCTCGACGCGGTTGCGCATGTCGGTTAGGCCTTTGGAGTTAGGGCCCTTGTCTACCCAATCCAGCTGCGGCATTTCCTCGTTGGTTTGCACCGTATTGAGCATCACGCTGGCCTCGCTGGCAGCGCCTTTCAGGGCGCGCACGGTGTTTTCGACGGCGATGCGGGCGGGCGATTTTACCCAGGGCCGGTCAGCTTCGGTTTGGCCAGCACCAACCGTCCAGTTTTCATCGGGAATATCGTTGTACTGCTCACCTACCAGCGTCAGCACCAGGTCGGGCATAAAGCTGTTTTTGACCTGCTTGCGGTCGAACTTGGCTAGCTCGGCATCGGCCTCCACGTCTTCACGCCCGGCGTACCATGAGGGCCACGGGTAGCGCTTGCGGCCCACGCGGCCCTCGAAGCTCCACCACAGATGCCCCCAGTAGCTGCCCACCTCGGCGGCAGCCGTTACTTCAGCGGCCAACTCGGCGGGTTGGGCCTGCCGGTGATAGGGCAGGTACAGGCGGTTATCGAGCGGCGAAAACTTGCCGACAGCCAGCCGGTCGTTGAGTACGTAGCGGCCCAGGCCGTCGCGCTCCCGGCGCACGCACTCAGCTTCCACCACATAGATGTCGGGGTCCTCGCCGTTGAGGTCGAAGCGCAGCGCAAACGTGACGCCGATACCCAGGGCCGCGTAGTGCTTGGCCTCGCTGAGCAGGTCGTTGAAGGTCTGTTCGGGGTTGGCCATGGCCTTGCCCGTGGCCTCATCGGCAAAGCCTTCGCCCCCAATGAACTGCGCCAGGATGCGCAGGCAGGCCTCGGCCGTGCCCGAGTCGTAGGCGATGGCCAGCAGCTCTTGTGGCAGCTGGTTATTATCGCCCCAATTGTAGACTTTTACTGCCCCCTGGCCCGACTGCTCGCGCACGGCCGGCAGAGCCACGCGCACCGCCGAGCGGGTGCTCAGCATGGGGCTAGTGGTAGACTTTGGGGCGCGGGGCGTCGGTTTGGGCGGCATGGGCTAGAGCAGAAAAACCCGGCCGGCGCATGCGCTAGCCGGGTTTTTACAGGCAGAAAAAAGGGTGGTTTACTTGGTGGCGTCGGCTTCGCTGGCAGCATCGCCCGCGGCATCCTTGGCCTTGTCAGCCAGGGCGGCGAGTTGCTTCTGCGCTGCGGCTAGCTGCTTTTGCACCTCGCTCAGGTCTTTTTTGGTGGTTTTGTGGGCCTCCTTTTCGGACTTGAGGGCGTCGCTGGCTTTGGTGTGGGCCTCCTGCTCTTTCTGGAGCTTGCCGGTGGTGGCTGTGTGGGCGTCCTGCTCCGTCTTCAGCTCGGCCGCATAATCGCGGGTGTCGCCTTCGGGCTCAGTTTTGCCAGGCTCACTAGCGGGCTCCTCCTTAGCTTGGCTGCGCAGGATAAAGGCGTCAGAACGGCCTTTTTTGATGAAGTACTCGGCCGCGTCATCGGTGAGGTTTTCGGCCGTGACGGGGGCGGCTAGCCCTTCGTCAACGAAGCTCTGGCCGGCGAAAGCGGGCGCAATCTGGTATTTGCTCTGGGGAGTGTCCGACATGGCGTCAGGGAATAAGAGTTGGCGAGAAAATTCAGTCAGGTAGTTGCGCACGGCCTGCGCCCGCTCCGAGTACTGGCACTGACGCAGGCACTCGGGCAAGCCAGTTTGGTTGATGGCTGCCCAGATGGTGGCCAGCTCCAGCAGGCCCTCGGCACTGCGCTTGCCCTCGGGGCTATTGGTAAGCGGCCGGGCCAGCCAGGCGGTGGCGCGGTCGGCCAGTGCCTGCGTGTAAAGCACCGCCACGGCTTAGCCCGTAACCAAGGCGTCGAGGTAGTCCTTGCTGGCTTGCAGCTGCGTGACCAGGCCGGCGGTGTTGACTGCCTCGAAGAAGAGCGGCAGGTCGGTTTCGGTGCCTTTCACGGTGAGCTTAAATACACCACTAGCGTCAGCGATGGTCGTACCGGTGCCGTCCTCGCCGGCTTTGTTGGTGCTGCCGAACTCGGCAAAAAACTGGCGGATGGTACCGGCATTAGTTTCGAGAAATACCGTCAGGCCATCGGCCCGCATGATGGCCATGATGGCGTTGGCTTCCTCCTGGTTGTTGTAGATAAACTCCAGAATAACCGTCTGCTCATTGCTCACGCCGCCCTCCACGGGCTGGGCCAGGGCGCTGGCTCCGCTGCCTTTCAGCGGCCGGCCGGTGGCCGTGATGAAGTTGGCGCCAGCGGCTAGCGTGAAGCTGCTGAGCGCGCCGCCGGTGTTGTAGGTTTTGGCGCCTACGAAGTCCTCGACCTGGCCAATCCAGGCCTTGTTTTTCACGCCGCCGGACTGCACGCACTTGCGCGAGGCGACGCTTTTAGATATGGTATTGCAGATGCCGGTAGCCATAATAGTAGGTGAATGGCCCCAGCCGCTAATCGGCCGGGGCTGGTTACACAAGTGATAGAATAGCAGCTACTAAGCGCCGATGGCGAAGCTCACCAGGATATCGTAGGCAAAGCCCGCGCCTAGGCGGAAGAGTACCCGGTACCAGTTGAGGCGCAGGCGCGCCTCGTACTTGAACTCGGCGGTGGTCATGTCGCTCTCCAGGTCAGTGGCCCAGATGACGTTGCTCGGCACAGTGTAGAGCGCCAGGTGCGGCGAGGCCGTGGAGAAGTCAGCCTTCATGTACTGCTCCCACACCTTGAGCTCGATAATTTTGATGCCGTCGTAGGTGAGTTGCTTGGTAGCCTTGTCGTACTCCAGCTTGGCGCTTTCCTTCGGATTGGCCAGCGTGGGCAGCGTCTGGGCAGCCTTTTTGGCGATGCGGTAAAGGCTTTTGGTCAGGTAAATAGCCTTTGCCTCGTCATCAATATCCTGCAACTCATCGCTGCAATCCGTAACGAGCCCTTCGAGTACCGCTTCGATTTTGCTGGGGTCAGCCACCAAGTCAGCATAGACGATGTTCGCGCCGCGATAGGCACCGTTGGCGCCCGTCGAACTGGCGCCCGAGGTGGCGGCCAGCAGCTTTTTGCGCAGGCCGTCGGCCGAGTTGTAATCCTTGTCGGCGCTGGTTTTGTCACCCAGCAGGAAGATGCGCAGCGCATCCTTGTACACCACGCCCGTTACCTGGTCGTTGAGCATCAGGTTGAGCAGGTTCTGAAACTCGATGCCCTGGCTGGCGTCAGCAATCGCATCCAGCGCAGGCTTGCCGCCTTCGGCGTAGGCGCGCACCAGCGCCTCAATCTGCGTGCCGGTTAGGTCCGAGTCGGTGGCGTGGCCTTTGGCCAACATGCCTTGCAGGATGGTATTGAGGAAGGTTTCGGCGCAATCCTCATCGTAAGCCTCCAGCGGGTCAACACTGATTTGGTTGGTAACGAAGCGGGCCAGCGCGCCGGTTTTGGTCGGCACCCCGCAACCGGTATCCTTTACCGTTACCTTTTCTTTGGCCAGCATGCCCTGCATGATGACGCTGGTTTTGATGCCCTCCACCGTGCGGAAGCCCAGCTCGGCGATAGTGGGTACCTTGCGGGCCGGCTGCACCATGAGGATGGTTTTAGGCCGGTAGTTTTGGGCGGGGGTAAACTCGAAAAAAGCCATAACTAATTAGCAGAAAATAGGCGAGAGAGTGAGTAAGCGGCGCGAGCCTAGAGGGTGCCGGCACCCTCAACCGGCTGGGTAGCCTTCGCCTTTGCCTTAGGGTCGGGCGCATCCGAATTGGCGCGGGCGCCGCGGGCGACAGGCAGCGCCGGCTTAATCTTCTTGAGGGCCGCGTTTTCCGTCTTCAGGTTGGTGTTTTCCGCTTCCACTGTGCTGAGCTTTGCTTCCAGGCGGTCGAGGCGCTTGGCCAGGGCCGTGGCACTGGCGTCGCCGGTGGCCGAGGCATCCGCAATCGGGTCGATGGCTGTTACCACGCCCGCTTCGCCCACCGTAATGGTCTGGCTGTCGGTGTCGTACTCGCCCGCGTCAGCGGTTTCAGTCAGGGCCTCATCGAAGTAGACCACCGAATCCACGGCCAGCGCGCCATCGTGGTAGAGCGTGCCATTGTCGCCCGCCAGCACGGTGCTTTGGGTTTCTGCCGTGGGCTCTTCGCCATCGGCCGAAGCCTCCGCCTCATCCTCATCGGCCCCTTGCTGGGCAAACTCTTTCAGCGACTGCCAGAAGCTTTTGCGAGCTTTGGGCTGGGCAGCGGGTTTGGCTGCCGGCTGAGCGGCAGCGCGGGGCGTAGGCTTTACGGCCTGGCCAATAGGCTTTTTAACGTCGGGCATAGCAATAGGAGCCGCAGCAGCGGCAGTTGTAGCTTGGGGAGCGAGGCGCGAGCGGCGGGCCAGCACTTCGGTGGCGCGCTTGCGGCGGGCCGTAATCACCGTATCGGCCTGCACGGCGGTGGTGGGAGCCGTGAGCGGAATAACTTTCGAGCACAAGCCCACGGCCTTGGCCTGGCTGGCAGTCAGCCAAGTGTCCTTGCCTACTTGCAGCCACCCGTTTACCACGTCAGCGGGCTGGCCGGTGCGAGCCGTGAGCAGGTCAAACAGGAGCTGGTTGGTGTTGTCGAGGCGGTCAGCCTGGGCGCGCAGCTCTACCGAGGTTTCGGCATACACGCCGCCGTTGAAGCTGGCCGAGTGCAGCATGAGCTGGGCCGTGTACTCCATTTCGGGCGCCTCATCGGCAGCCAATGCCAACGGCACGGCCATGCTAGCAGCGAGGGCCGTGATGTGGCAGCGGATGGGCATCTTCTGCCCATCCGGTAGCTTCAGGCCGACTAGGTAGTTGTAAATGTTGAAGCCCTCTACCGTCGAGCCGCCGTCACAGATGCCAATTTCGAGCAGGATGCTGTCGGGCTCTTCGCCCAGCATTTTGGCCCACTCTACTTGCATTTCTACATCGGCCTTGGTGATGCCCTGCACCCATTCGGCCCAGCCAAATTCATCCACTTCCAGGTAGGAAGGGCCGATGTAAGAGGGGACGCGAATAATGAGTTCGGGCATGTTGCATGGCCCTGTTTGGGCGCTGTGCAACAAAGGTTTTCGCGCGGCTTGGGGGCTGGCAAAAAGTGCCGGAACTTCACCAGCAGAACGCCGGCAAGGTGCCGGGCTTATTTTTTTATGGAGCTAAATCCGAAGCCGAACGTAGTGACTGAACTGAAAAAACAGGCCGCTATTGAGGGACTTACCCTCAACGCCTACCTGATGCCTTTCCTCAACGACATCGCGGCCCGGCGTCTGGTGCGAGTGGCGCACTACCCGCCCATGTCGCCGCAGCAAAAGGCGGCGTAATATCTTGGGGGTGTTGGTGAGGATAGGATTTATGAGAGGTAACACGTGTACGTATTACTACGTACTTATTGACTCATACTTTTCCTTTTCTTCATGAAACAGTTTACGCACAAACTTAACCGTCTTGCTAAGCAGTTGCTATTACCTAGTATTTGCATACTGGCCATAACGTCTTCTGTTGATGTTATGGCTGGTGGGGGTAAAACAACGAAAGCGGTAAATAATAAAAAGGCAAACGTCAAGGACGTAAGGCCATGTACGCTGTACGTGAATACAAATTCCGGGGCATTTCATATACACTGCCCAGCTAGTCTCCCTGAAACAGGCCATAATGTTGACCCGATACCCTCTCCTGAAGAAGGCTGGCAACCTGTCGGGCCTGCTGATGCGTCAGGTGGCTTAGGTGATGGCTCCACGCCTCCCCAGGGAGGCGCTGAGCCAAAAACACCTTGCAATAACTGTGGGCCTGGTCCTTACACACCAGACCTGCCAGAGCCCCTATAAGTAATTCAGCCCCGACAGCCTACGCAGTCGGGGCTTTTTTGTAGCTTCGCAGCTCTATGAAAAAACTCTTACTCGCTGGCCTGCTGCTCGCTGGCCTGCTGCTCGCTGGCCTTTCCGGTTGCTCTAAAGGAAGTAGCGACCCCACGCCAGTAGTGTCCACCCCAGCCCTTACCGGCGCATCTTGGGCATGGACATCAGGCGCTACCGTCGCCACTCCGAAATCAGGCGGGGCCGTTACCAATCAGCCCAAAACGGTAGTTCCCAACACAGTGAAGCTGACTTATGCTTCCGATGGTACCTACATGGTGGTTAGGGATAAAAGCGTAACCAGCACTGGAACTACTCAAACCACCACGGGCACCTATACCTACTCGGGTGGTGTCATCACGTATGTGTCGGGAGGCAAAACGTCCACCTCACGAGTGGACGTTTTGACCGCTAGCAACTTGACACTAGTATCGACTTCGGAAGACACTAACACTCGCTACGTTACCACAGATACGTGGGCGCGCTAGCCATTGCTAAGGCGCTGCGTCTCAGCTGCTCTATCAAAGCCCGCCTGCACGTCGCTGATGCGCGTGATAGGCGGGCTTTTGCGTAGCGCCTTGGCCGTGGCTTCGCCTAGCCGCTCGTAGTTAATGACTTCGCCAGCCCCGCCACGCAACTGGTCGAGCAGCAGCGTCGGCGCCACGCCACCCAGCGCCATGCGAGGCACCGACAGGTTTGGGCCCAGTGCCCGCCCGCCGGCCAATTGGTTGACTGTGCTGGCCAGCGAAAGCAGCAGCGGGTTTTGACTTACGCCCTTGGTTAGCACAGGCTCTCCGCCTTCAATCTCAATACCGGTAGCCCTACCCTGACGGTAGAGGTGAATGCCACCTTGCTCATGGCTCGGGCCATCTGCTATGCCGCCCCGCTGAAGCTTAAGAATGCTAGCCGCGCCCGCAGCGGCCGCGGCGATGCTAAGCGCATCTTTCGCTATGATGTAGGCAGTTGCTAGAATAGGGCCAGCGGGCGGGGGAATGTATTGTGCAATCTGCGCACCGGCCACCTTGTTAGCGCTCAGTTCTTTTTGCAAGTTCAGTGCGATTTCAGCTAAGCCCAGGGTCTTTTTAATTGCCAGCGCCGCCACGCCCGCGCCCGACTCTTCGCCATACAGCTGGATAATCGTATCGGTGGCGGCCTGCGCTGCCCCAATGGTGGCCTCCTTAATCTCCTGCTTTACCTCTTCCGTCCGCTTCACCTCGGCCGTGTGGCGGCGCTCAGCCTCAATCTCGTTTTGCGCAGCCTGCCGGGCGTTCTCGGCATTGCTCTGACGGTAGTCACTGTTGATGACAGCCTGCGCATCGGTGCCTGCCTTGGTCACGGCCGCCAGCCGGCGCTGGTATTCGCCCTCCTGAATGACGCCCTTCGCGTAGTCGAGCTCGATGGCATCACGTTTATCGTCGAGGTAGGTTTGCAAGTCGCGGGTAGCCTGCTCAAACTCCAACTGCCGCTGCTGCTGGGCGGCCTGAGCATTGATGGCAGCAATTTTGGCCGTGTTGTCCGCGTTGGCAGTTAGCCCCGTTAGCGCCTGCTGCCGCTGCTCTTCAATCTGCTGAGCCTGCAAGGCGAGCAGGTTAGCCCCGGTGTCGGTTTGCTGAGCCAGGCGCGCGGTGGTCAGGTCCGCCTCGGCCTGCAAGGCAGCTTGCAGCCGGCGGCGGTTGAAGTCGAGTGAGAGCGCCAAGCTATCGGCTTCGTACTTCACGTCGATGGCCTTTTTCTGCGCTACGGTAAGATTCTTCACGTTCAACTCCGCCGCCCGGCCGTTGGTGAGTAACTGCTGCCGGATGCGCAGTTCCTCGTCGCTATTCACCTGCACCTGGGCCAGTTGCTTGTCGAGCAACGCCTTTTCGAGCGCCAGCGCCTGGGCGCGGCCGGCGATGCTCTTGTCATAGCCTTCCTGCACCAAGCTATTAATTTTGTTCTGTAGTTCGGTTTGCAGGGTAAGCGATTCCTGCTGCGTATCAGCACGGGCCGAACGAAGCTCCGCAATCGCGTCGAGCTCATCGTTAGTCAGCTGTTTGTCGAGGTTGGCTTCACGCAGCGTGTTGCGGATTTTAGCATCCTGTAATTTGAGCTGCTGGGCCAGCAGGCCGTTTTCAATGGCCGCCGCCTCCTTAGCCGCGAGCGTGCGGGTGGCGACTGACTTTGTGGTATCGTCACTCAATTTCTTGAGGCCTTCAATCTGCGCACGGCTCTGGCTGCGCTCCACATTCAGGGCGCGCTCAGCCCGTAGAATGCGCTGGTTTTCAGCTTCGATAGACTCGCCTGCTTTGGCGGCATCGTAGGCTCTGGCAGTAAAGGCCGCCAGTTTCTTATCAGCATCCGCGATGCCAGTGCTTAATTGGAATACGCCCTCGGTTACCTTGTTGAAGCCGGCTACGCCGCCCGTGGTGAGTCCGTCGAAAATGATTTTCAGCGCCTTAAAACGGTTGAGCAGGTTTTCTTCGATGAAATCCACCAGGTCAGATAGTGCCTGCTTTGGATTCTCGGCAGCCTTGAACAGCGTCTCACCAAATGCCGCCGCTTCGCCGACCACCAGGCTAAGAATAGCTTTGAGCCCCGCAAACTTGCGGCTCACCAGGTCGGTGCCCGCCTGGGTTTTGGTCAGGAATGCCACCACGCTGCCGAGCACCACCACGAGCGCGCCGAGGCCCGTGGCCAGCAAGGCTAGGCGCAGCAGGCCCAGGGCCGTAACGTTGCCGCCGATGGCCGCCTTGGCGATGCCCTGCGCCTTGCTGAAGTTTTCCTGCGCCTCGGTCACCTTGGCCGTGATGCCGCCGAAGAAGCCCGACTCCTTCACCGCATCGCGCAGGCCAGCCGAGTAGTTGCCGACGTTGCGGCGGTTGTCGTTCACCTGCGTACCCGCCGCCAGCAATGCTTTATTGACCTCATCGAGTTGGGCCGTCAGCTCACGGCCGGCCTCGGTGTTCTCACGCTGCTCCTCACTGAGGGCGTTGTACTGCGCCGTGAGCAGGGCGCTTTGGGCTTTGAGCTGGTCCACGGAGCCGGTCGCGCGCGCCATCGCCGAGCGGTAGGCGTCGAGGTTTTTTTGCAAAGCAGTTTGCTCTTGTTGTTGGCCACGCAGTTGGGTGCGCAGCTCTACAACCTGCTTATTATATTCTTCCTCAGTAATGCTTCCGGCTTTTTTCGCAGCGACCAAGTCAGCCTGAGCCTTCTTCGTCTTTTCTATTTCGCTAACTAGCCCCTGAAGCTGCTCCAGCGTTTTCCCCTCATCAAGGGCCACCCGTAAAATAATTTGGTTATCCTGTGCCATACTTGCATTCTAGCCTGCAATGGGCTAGATATAAAATCTTCTGGTGATGCGAAATATTTCTGATGGTGCTGATTTTGAGAAGTACACGCGGATAAAAGACAACCTCTACATCCGTGTGCTCTTCGACTATCTGCGGTACCCACTGTATGATGAGGATGCTAACCCCACCCCTGGCCATGGCCCGCTGTGGGCGTCACTTCTTGTTCTGCAAGAGATTTACCAACAAGGTATTGCTGCGATTTATGAGGCTACGGGCAGCTTTCCATCTACTGGGCAATCTCTGTATGGTTTTGATAGCCCCTGTGTAATAGAAGAGATTAGCTATGTTATCTACTTGGATGGCGTGGTTGTGAATTTTGCCTGTAAAGAGGACGTGAATCTTGACAGCCTCAAAGTGTCAGACTAGTACCACTCGCTAGCTCCACCCCACTCGCTGCCCCACCACTCTTTCAGGTTACCGCCTGGCACAACCGGCGGCACTGGCGGCGGCCCGAGGTGAGCGGCGTTGAGCCGGCAGAGTGGGGGTATAAATTTCTGCCTAGCCCTGCGCGACCTGGGATAACAACCATTATTTATAGTGCATTTGGCCCGATGGGCTAAGGGATAGCTGACCACCTATCAAAAGTAAAAGCCCACCCCCTGCGCTAGGGGGTGGGCTTAAAACCTTTGTTGCACAGCGCCCAAACGGGCACGAAAAAGCCCTACCGTTGCGGGTGGGGCTTGCATCTTGCGGAGTAGTGAAATCTGTGATGATGAAGGCTATTTGGCAGACGCTAGTACCCTAATAAACTGATTTTCTGCCAACTTGGCAGAAATATGCGGTTGGCACATGCATTGAATAATTTGAATATGGAGGCATTATTAATCTCCATTCTCAACTTATGAGTAATTCCTACTCTTCTAAAAATTGGAGCACTATCACCGGTAGTGCCCACCATGACAACGGTAAAACGGCCTACAATAACAGCACTGGGTCGGCTTTCCACGACAACGGGAAAATGGCCTATAACAACAGCACTGGGTCGGCCTTCCACGCTAATGGGAATATGGCCTACAATAACAGCACTGGGTCGGCTTTCCATGCCAATGGGAAAATGGCCTATAACAACAGCACTGGGTCAGCATTTCACGACAACGGGAAGATGGCCTATAACAATAGTACTGGCACTTGGTATGATTACGATGGCAACGTAAAAAACTCCGCAGGATTCAGTTATGCACTGGGCGTTGGGATAGAACTACAAGTGTTACCATCTGTGGCGATAAAGGTGTACGGTCGGGCTATTTAGCTAAACCGGCATCCGACATAGCCCACGAAAAAGCCCCCGGCCAACCAAGGCCAGGGGCTTTTCTTATTTCTGCTTGCGGGGCCGGTACTCCTGCCCCGCATCTTCGTAGTCCGGCTCGGTAAAATCATCAGCGAACTCGCGCTGCTGACCCTCGTCGTAGTCGGGGTCTAGGGCTTCGTCGTAGTCGGGGGCGGCGACCTCGTCGTAGGTGGGGGCTTGGTCGTAGGTAAGGTCGGCGGCCTGGTCGAAGTCGGGCGCGTTGGGGGAACTGCGAAACTTTTGGAGGGACATGGGGCAGTAGCATTTGGTGATACTGCTAATTTAGGTGGGACTAATGAGAGTAGCAAATTTGGAGCATTGCCAGCTGCTCGCGTCTTGCTTTTTACCCCGCCAGACGGGCTGGCCGTTGGGGCGCGGCGCTTGATTATCGTGCCGGCGGGCCAGGGCTCGCACCTTGGCGGGCGTGGTATTCCACAGGGCCGCGAAGTGGGTTGGGGCAGGTCGGCGTAATTGGCGCGTAGGTACTGGACTTGGGTGGTGGTGAACTGCGTGTAGGGCATAGGGTGCATTTCCGCTATGCTGGGCAGGTATTTTGTGGTATATGACTTTTGTTTTAAATGGAAAAGCCCCGCGCTCTTTTGGGGAGGCGGGGCTTTGGGGGAGTATTAAACAAAAAAATCCCAGTCATATAGACTGGAATTAAAAGAGCTCTTAAGCAGTATGTGTCTAATAAGTAGCTGAGAACACTTCCCCTAAATCATTATTGACCCAGAACTCCCCAGTCATTCCATCTCCTATCTGCGTAGCATCGCCGGATTGCAGATGAAATCCACTACCCGGAATAGTGTAAGGAGCGGTTCTGTCTCGCAGAAATATCTCGTATCCATGATTAAGAAATACTGTGCCCGTTACAGCCACAGTACTTCCATCGGTTGCAATACTAGTAGCTTTACCATCTACTATATCGAAAGTGCCACCTTGTAAAGGAGCCGTATTTACAAAAATTTCGTTCAGGCTATTCACGCACCATAGTCTCTGTTGGTCCTCAACCGCTATAGAGGTAGCTGCTGCACCAGCGACAACTTCACGCGAGGAGAAGCTCCATTGATTATTGACTAATGGCATTACATCTAATTTGTATATGGGATGCCCCCCATACACATTAGCAGCTCCTAGAAAATATACTGCCTCACTGTAGCGAGCGTTGGGGCGATTTCGAGCTATAGCAACATCAGTTGCTAACTGCCCTGTATCAATCCATCTCGATCCACGCCCATCGAAGCAAGCGTAGAGCTTGTTTTGGTTAGTTACCGCGTATATAGCATCAGGCCGTTCATTATCAGTAGGATTAAAGTTTTGGCCTAATGCAAATTTCACAACTCCACCAATATTATTTCCTGGCAGGCCACCACTTGTAGAATTTGGGCCGGGGAAAGCAACAAAAACGCCTGATATATCATTCCATCTATACAGAGTGTGGCCGCCAATTACCTGTGATTGGCCTAGTGCCCAAGGATATGAAGTTAGATAGGAGTAGCCCTTCACATCTGTTAGAGGCTCAGGCCGGGGACTGAACAGAGCGTAGGAGAAAGCGGCAGTCGTCCTGTATGAGGATGACTTACCTGTGGCAGCATCTTCAGTCGCACTACCTGCTGGAGTTACAAGTTCGTTTTTTGCACAACTTACTACCAAGAGTACGAGCGCGGCAAAAGTACTTAGACGGTAAAGGGGGGTACGCATATGAAGAAAAAAATAAGTGGAAATCAGCATCCATACTGCTGGATACTTCGACAAATGAAGTCAATATAAACTGGCTTTCCAAAATAAATATGACCCAGTAACAATAAGCTAATCAGTTGTTAAACAATTTGCTTGTAATATAAGGTAGCGGGTAGCTTTTCATAAAAACCACTCTCCCGTCTCTGTTGTGGCGGGGTTTAGGTAGTGGGTAGCAGGCGGCGGGGCCGGGGGGGGGGGCTATTCTACGCCGAGGCGGCAGAGCTGCAATTGAGATGAGACATACGCCCAAAGTACGGGTCGATGGAAGGACAATGTCAAGGCGCAGGCGGGGCGCATGCCTGCCTGAATTCAAACCCAAAAGCACTCGGGCACAGCCGTTGGTAAGGTGCTGGCAGCCGCTCATTACGGGAGTAAGAATAGAGTTGCGAAGTGAGCGTACAGAGGCGTAGCCGCAACAAGTTGTCAGTAGAAGTAGCAAGCTCATTAGTAGTCAAATTCAGGGCGATAGAAGCGTTTGCCATTTGCACTTCCGGCAGCGCATATTCCAAATCTTCTGCTGTAGGTATTGAGACTTGTTGATAGAGCCAATCTATCACAGCCGCATCCGTGGGTGTGAGTTGTCGCAGTACTTCGGCAAAGCCTAATTGCACCACCACCCGCTGGGCTGGGTCAGCCGCGTTCGCTAGCAGCGCTGCCCAATAGTCGGCTAGGGTGGGGTCGGTTTCGTAAGGAGCATTTTCTACAACTGCCTTGAGCAACTTCGGCTCGACGGACTGCGCCTCGCGGCCGGTAGCGGCTAAGTGCTCGTGGGCACGAGTGAAGAGGGTGGCCAAGTGCTCGTCCACGTGGCCGCCTAGGCGCTGGGCCGACTTCTCTAGCACCTTGTTCACGAAGGGCACCACAAGACCGCTGCCAGCGGCTACGAGAGCAGTAGAAAGTTCGATGATAGGCATAGGCGGGCAAGGTATGAAAAAGCCCCGGCTCTTTAGGAGGGCCGGGGCTTTTTAGGTTAAGGCTACTCAGTTAGCTCATACTTAGCTAATTGATTTCTAATTGCTGCGCAGCTATCAATTAGCAATTGTTTATGCTTTTGCGTGGCAAGTAAATATTGCTCCAATTTGGCGATAAGTTCCTGTTGTTTAGCATTCCATGCTTCCCTATTGTTATTATCAATTACAATGAATTTTTCGCCATCATCCCCTTGTGCAAACACTTGCAACGAATTTAACATTGCTATTATTTCACTTTGGATATGAGCGGCAGTATTATTAGAGTGAGCTGTTTCATTGCTTAAACTATCTATGTCGAAATACATTCTGTGCTTTGACGATTTTCCATATACTAAATTATTCGATTTATTAATTGAGTCAGAAAGTTTTTTAGACCCATCCTTAAGAAAATAACCGTAATTTTTTACATATGCAGCAATAAGACCCTCATGATATCTTATCTCGGCTATAAAAAAATTACTCGCTGATATAATTTCTTCACCAGCCTCGATTTTTTTTGCCAAATAAATTTTTCTCAGCTCCTGTTTACGGTCTTCGCTTTTTTGTTTCTCATCAATCACCTTGGATTTATAAGTAACAAACGCACTGAGTGCCTGAGCAGCTAATGTTCCAGCTAGGCCAAGTAAGGCAACTCCTAATGTTACTTGTTGCGCATCCATTTTATCTAGTTTGTTAGTAGTGCCTCGTGTTAGAATGAAAAATTCAAATCCTTATTAACTTAAAACACACTCCCCCGCCCCGCGCTCGGCGGGTTTGGGAGAGGTGGGGTTGGGCGGGTGGGTGCTAACGGCGGGGCGAGCCAGCGGGGCGGGGCTGCGGTTTGTATAAGCCGTTCGTAGCAGAATCAGTGGCAGTGGGCTTGTAGTCGGCCTGGGCTTGGCTGCTGCCGCCGCAACTAGCAGCGCCCAAGCTTACCAATAGCCCGCCCAATAGTAGTATTGCTTTCATACCCGAAATCTACACCCCAGCCCATGTTTGGGCCAATAGCACTAAAAGTTTGGCCCATGAAAGAGCTCCACCCCGGCTGGGGCAGGCGACCCCCACTAAGATTTTTCTTTAGAAAAAAAATGGTTGTGGCGCGTCAGTTTAAGACTTTTTGGAAGAAAAAACGTTATAATTAAGGCTTCCTTGGATTAATGCAATAAAAACAGGATAATACATAATTTAGAATGTTATATTTGCAGCCTGGCTTGTCCTAGTACTGTTGTATGTTATCGATTCCAGCACCCAACACATTCTTTTCTGATTTTGCCGGCAAGGAATATAGAATTAACTTCACCCCAGAAGCATCCCAGTCACTTATTAGTCAAGCCATCCACTATATAGCTGCCCCATCTCAAAATCCATTTACACTTGAAAAAATAGCTCATATGCTGGTGATGTATGGCTATGAAAACAAAGTGCCTATATTGAATGCGCCTTATGCTATGCTCTATGGCTGCCGAGTTAAAGGAAAGGTGTATCAGATAGTGGCTAGCTTGATGCCCGATGCTAACAATGGAAGTATTCCGGTATGTGAAATTCACCGATTCCAAGAATCAACCGATTCTGAACTTAATAAACTAGTTCCTTAATCCCTCTTCTTATGTCTGTCAAGAATGAAAAGCTCAAGCAAGTGAGTGGGGAAGCGTCAGGCCAACGTACTCACTATTCTACGGGAAAAGGCTTTCCTACATATACTGTAAAGTTCAATCTTAAGAAGATTGATGCATCAGGCTACTTGCAAAAAGGCCGCAATAAAGTAATCCAGGCAGGCGGTCACAGGCGAAATATTCAGATAAAGCCTTTACCTCCCCAGTATCCTGATAGTCTCTTCGCTAGCAAAGAAGAATACGACGCAATGATTCGTGGGGCAGTAGAAGATGGAAAGTCTGGCAAGGCAATCATACGCCGAACGCCTTTGTCGCGGGACTTGGATTAAAGTCATTAGGTGCCTCTAATCAAAAGAGCCTTGTTCGTTAATGAACAAGGCTCTTTTTGTGTGAGCTAATTTATAATTTTCAGGCGACCGTAATATGAAATAAATTGCCAGCGCTATTGAATACATACAAGAAAAAGCCGAGCTTGTATGATGAATCAGCAGAAGATTCGTTTACTATCTTTTCATACCGACCATGATTAATGAGTAAAAAATCATGCAAGTTAATAGCCTTATTATAGTGGCATACTAAAAGCATCTCAAAGTTTACTATACCAAGGCTATCTGTATGCAAATCAATAAACTTATTATTTAAGGTCTCCGGGGTATTTGCCCATGCAGTAGCTTGCGTATTTATTTCATTTAATGCTGCCTTCAAGTTGTCACCCCAATAATAGGTAGCTACCATCTGATATTGCTCCAATAAATCTGGCCTAACTTGCTTCCAGGTCTTTGCCCAGATACCTAAACCATCAGCACCTTGAAAATCGGTCAATATTCCATTTTCAAAATAGAGATACATGCCAAGCTTGTCGGAGTAGTATATCCCATTATCTTCTGCGGTATCCAGCTCTAAGGATTTTGCTAAAAAATCAATAGTGAATGACCTCGCTTCAATCGCCTCTTTTAATTTATCCTCAACAGTATAGCTATCATATATTTCTCTATCTGTTAATTTTTCTAGAAAATGATATAATTGTTTTTTATCAATGCTTTTAATATGGGATTGAGTTGCAATATATGCTATGTTTTTCGAAAACATCTCTAAAGCAACGTATTGGATATCGCTACCCTCATCATAATTATTCCAGAACGTGTATATCTCGCTGGGCTTAATTCCATAGCCCAGATGCTCGCTGACTGAATTAATTGAGCCGTTGCCAGTGATATTCTCGACAAGCTCAAATCCTGTTTCGGTAGGAATAAATATATTCCAGAGTGATGGCATCAGATTAATTATTATTTGTTAAGGATTGAGCTTCATCAAGCTTGTAGAATAGTGCACTGATGAAGGATAACCACTCTAGGGCGCGGGCGGCGGGTATCTCGGTTAGATTATGGGCGTAGTGGTTGCGGATAGCCTGCACTGAGCCTTGGTAGAGATTCATAAAACCCATCTGCTCGTTGGCATCCTGGGAAAGCTGAATGAGCGGACTTTTAGCCGAAAAGGCTGTGGTCATTAGGGCCGTGCCCACCGTCGTAGGTGGAAGCTGCGCCTTGGCCTGCACAGCCTTGTCGAGCGCGGTGCAAGCGGCTAAGATGGCTTGCGGGTAATGGTTGGAGGCAAATAGGGAGCCGATGACTTGCTGGATGGTGGGGTGTAGGTGGGCAAGGGATGGTCTGTTATCAGCTAGCGGCGGCGGCGGCCCAGCAACTACGTGATACATAAAATCAAGCTGAGCTAGAATGTCCCCCAAATATTCAATTTTAGGGGTTATAAAATCAGCAAAGAAGTCATGCCTGAATGCGAGGCTATCTGTTTTTTTAAAAAGTTCGGAAGCAATTTGCTGCAATTCTGCTGTGCCAGACTCTTTATACTTAGCAGCATAGCTATCTGGTAAAAAGTCATTGAAAGACTCTTCGAGAAAGTTATAATTGTATAAGTTCCATCTTTCATAAGCTCGCTCTATTTTGCTAAACTGATGTTTCATATCGAATTCATGAAACGTTTGCAAAATGGCCCATCCCTCTGCTATCTGCATTTCAATCTTAAATTTGAATTCACCTTTTGGGATAGATAGTCTCTTCATCTCTTTTTAAACTGAATTCACTATAACTAACTGCTTTACAGGGGGGGGCTGTGGTTGCGAAAGGGGCTTTTTATAAAAAAAACACTCCCCCGGCCCGGTTGTGGCGGGTGGGGGTTTGGGGCGGTTAGTCTACTCCCAGATGGATAGTTAATCCTTATCTAGTGGATGGAGGCGAGATATAATTCCCCGCCAGTCTACGGCTCCTTGTGGCTCAATAGTTATTGCGAACGCCCGCTGCTGCGTGTCATCAATGTCAATACCAAAGCTCCTAGCCGCTGTGCGTAGCTCACTCAAGGCTTCCACGGCATTAGAGTCTGGTCGAAAGAGAAAAGTACTGGGCAAATCACTTTGGATTTTCTCAGGGTATGCAGTATGATACCCTACCATTGAGTTTAGAAAACCTAAGCTCAGTAGCTTCTCTCTTACCTCAGTGTGGCGAGAATTTAGTTCAAAGGCGAGTAGAACGGCCATATTGCAAATAGCTAGCAGGTTTGCCCACAAGATAAGAGCAGCTACTCCATCCCAAGCCGCCGGGCTTCATCAAGCGTTAGCATACGCACCAGAGCCGACACGCTGAGGCCGCGCTTAGCTGCTACTCGCTCCACTAGGTCACGCTCTTCCGCTTTAAGGGTAATATTAAGCTGGGGCTTCCGGGCTGGCTTGTCGGCTGAAGTGTCAGGCGTTTTCATTATACATATAGCTGAGTGTTTGATATTACAAAGGTACAAGTGTAAACCTAGGTTTTGCAAAGAAAAAATCTTTATTTTATTCTTGAACAATAGTTATAACCTAGGTTTTTGCTTGTATATTTGTCATGTCCTCAAGGGGAGGGCACTCACCTAGTAGCAAGCAGAGAAGCCGCCCCTTGGCGGGGGCGGCTTCCGAAAATAGCACCTGCTGAAACAGGGCTACTAGGTGGGGTTCTGACACCCATACCACACCCCAAAAGTACATGACAACTCATGTATCGGGCCACGCCGCTACGCTAGCCGCCGCCCAAACCCTCGTTTCTCACCGCCGCGCTATCATGGATATGCTGGTGGGTGAACCTCTTATCACCACGGCCGAGTATGACACGGCTATGCAGCGCACCCAGGCTTGCCAGGACGTTGCTACCCTCCAAGCGTGGTACCGCAACACGGTACGCGAAATTGCCCGCCGCGAAGAGGCGGCGGGCATGGGAGTAGCCTTGGCCAACATGGCCCAGGGTATCGCCCGCTTCGAGGCGCGGCTAGCCGAGGGCCAGCCCGCCGAGCCCGTGCGCTACGCCACGGCCAAGCAGAAAAGCAAGCTGCACCAACTCGCCCTGCACCCGGCCTTGACCAACGGCGAACGCACGCAGGTACTGCTCAAGCTGCCGCGCCTCGATGAGGCGCAGGCGGTGGCCAAGCTAGCTGAGTTGCAAGCGCTCATCGATAACCGGGGCGGTGCTGCCGCCCCCACGGCCCCGGCCGCCACCCCGGCGCAGTGTGACGAGGTGTATCGCCTTGCCGCCTCGTTGCCCCGCGCCGAGCAGCGCGACGCCCTGCGCCGCCTGCCCTACCTCACCGAGCACGAAGCCCAAGCCTTCATTACGGGCCTGCGCCTGCGCCAGGGCTCGCGCCTGCACCTGCCGGTGCAGGTTGGTCAGCAACTGGTACAGGTGCCCGTAGCCGAGCGCCACTTCAATGCGGCGAAAGTGGACTACGTGGCCGAAACCGGCACCGGCCGGGTGCTGCCGCGCTACGAAACCCTATACGGCGGGCCGCTGGTGCGGCGCGTGTGGGCCAACTAAGCGGGAGGGTAGCCAGATGAAAACGAGCACTTATCCCCGGCTGGCCAATGGCCAGCCCGCTATCTCCTGCTTTGCCTTGAGCGAAGCCGAACTACTGCGCCGCCTCGACAGCGCCCACGGGCGCGCCGACCGCCTCGCGGCGCAAGAAGTACCTACTGGCGACGCCACCGCCCTGATGCAGGCCCTCATCTATGCCGGGCGCGGCCAGCTCTGGCATGCCAACTTTCCTGATGGCCTGCGCCTGCTGGTGTGCGACAACCAGCTCTTTCGCCTTACGGCCGACCTGCCGGGGCAACTGCTGGCCGCCAACGACGGGCGGGCGCTTGACTTCTTCGATTATGGCTACGTGGCCGACGTGCTGCGCGAGTGGCTGCTTTCGCCCGCTGTGCTGCCCAGCGAAGCGCACTGCCTGCGCCGGGCGCTGGCCTGGGCCGAAGAGCGGGGCAGCGGCCTGCGGGACTTTAGCCAGGAGCGGGACGCATGACAGAGGCGCAAGCACAGGCCGCCACGGCGGTCTACGGGCAGCTAGTAGCTGCCCGCAAGGAACTGGCCCAACTCCGGGCTATCCGGCCCCTGCTCAGTGGCGTGACGCTGCACGCAGCGGGCGCGGCCCCAGTACGGATTGAGGGCGTACAGGCCGAGAAGCTAACGTGTGCCGCCAACGCCACCGAGGCGTGGCTGAGCGCCCGCATTACGGCACTGGAAAACGAGCTGACCGAGCTATGATAGGTTCAGCTACCAAACCCACCCCCGCCAGCGGCGGGGGTGGCGTAGGGCCGGCCGCCGCGCCCCACTACCTCAACAATCTGCTCGGCCCCGACGGGCAGCCCGTCAACGCCGACCTGCGGCGGGTGCTGGCCCAGGCCGGGCGGGGTACGCTGGCCGTGTTTCGCTTCACGGATGAAGCGGAAACGTTCTACGCGCTGGGCTTTTGGGTGAACGACTTCTTTGCCCGCCCACCCGCCTACCGCCACACGGGCTACGGCGCGCGGCTAGTAGCGCGCTACTACACCCAAAACGGGGCCGAGCTGCCGGCCTTAATTACCGCCTTGCTTCCTCTGGCCCCGGCCTACACCCCGGCCCGGCCGCTGGGGGCGGCGCTGTGCTTTGCTGACCCGTGGCCGGTGCTCAATGCCCTGCCCGCCACGGCGCGGCGCATGGGGCCGTGCGTGGTGCGGGCGTTGGATTCCCCTTATCGGCCGGAATCGGCGCAGGTGCGGGGGCTGCGGCGCAAGCTGGCGGAGGCCGAGGCGCGGCTGAAAGCGGTGAAGAAAGTGAAGCCCACGGCCCCCGTGCGGGTGGGGCTGCCCATCGGGCCGCGCCCGCTGTGGCTCACCTTGCCGGTGGGGGCCGAGCTGCTGGCGGTGGTGCAGCAGCAGCTCACGGCCGAGATAGCTGGCTTGCGTCAGCAACTGGCCGATGGGTAGCGGCTCGACAACCACCAGCCCCGCCCGAGGCGGTGGGGCTGGCGTGGGGCGCGTGGTTAACAAACGCCTTACTACGGCTGATTTTATCGCTAGAGCGCAGGAAACACATGGCGCAGGCACTTACGACTACAGCGAAGCAGTATACCTTAACCGGCGGCAAAAAGTAAAGATTACCTGTCCTGTACATGGCGCATTTGAGCAATTGCCACTTGACCACTGCAAGGGAGATGGTTGTCAACTGTGCGGCTGGAAAAAGGCTGCTAAGGCCCGCAGCCATACAACAGAAAGCTTTATCGCTGCGGCCCAAAAACTACATGGCGTAGGTACTTACGACTACAGCGAAGTAGTGTATAGGGGCTCAGGCAAAAAGGTGACGATTGCTTGCCCTGTCCACGGTAGCTTCGAACAGGTAGCGGGGTCACATATTCTGAGTACAGACCACCTCAATGGCTGTCCTGCCTGCGCCCGTATACGCATAGCTACCAAGAATAGAAACAGCACTGAAGCTTTTATTACAAAGGCCGAAAGCGTTTACGGTGCGGGGAGGTACGATTACTTGCAAGTTGCCTACGTGGATGGTGAAACAAAAGTCAAAGTCATCTGCCCTCAACACGGTGCTTTTGAGCATACACCCCGCTACTTTCTAAAAGGCTATGGGTGCCCGGCCTGCTCGCGGATTTTTTTCACTAAGGGTCGCAAGTCAACGCTTTATCTCATCAGGCTTTATGATGAGAGCGAATCATTTTATAAAATTGGTGTAACCTCACGCGAAGTCAAGTTTCGGATTAAGCGGCTTGAAAATGACACAGGGTACATCGCTGAAGTGATAGCTATATGCCATGCAGTAGATTTCGCTACCGCCCATGAGTGGGAGCAAAGGATACTGAAATCCTTCGCTCACTTGAGATATAGGCCACAAAAACGCTTTGGCGGTAAGTTGGAATGCTTCTCTAGCGCAAAGGAGATACTAAGTATTTTCCCGCAATAACTGAAAGTTCCGCCGTTGCTGGCGGGGCTTTTTTATAGGGATGCCAACCCACCCCTAAAAGCCTTTTTTGGCGGCGCTCGCGTCAGGATTGCCGGCTAGGCAGGCGGTAGTGGGCTGCCAGCTTAGTAGCGCTATTGTGGCTTGCTGGCCACCTATGAAAACTTGCCTGCCCATCGGGCTATCTACTGGACTGAGTTATGTAGAAAGCGCAACTAATGAAATATGAGTGATTTGAATAAATCAAGATGTATGTGTACTTTTCTGCCTAGTTAGCAGCTTAGTATGATACAGGCCGCATTCATAATCCTCACCCATCAACACGCGCCTCATGCTTGTTAATATTGTAATAAATATTTTTTGCAGTCTTTTTGCATCCTTGCTGTTCCTATTTGTTGTACTTTTCTTCTTTAAGCCTAGCATCAAAATAAGCCCCTTTCTTACTCAAGGGCCATCGCCTCGCGCTGGTGAGGGTATTGCTTATTTCGTGAAAATCGTCAATTTGTCATATTTTATCGCTTACGATGTGCGCGTCGAAATGCACACATTGAAGAAATTGCCAATGCCTGGTGATAAAGTAAATCTTCTACTGAGTAAAATTCCACTTGTCATTGATAGCCTTCCTATGATAGCCGGCTACCGTTCGGAGAAAAAAAGCCCTGAAGCTCGGCATTGTGTTAAGTTTCGCACCACAATGGACCTCAGCACCATGCTCGCAGACGACTTAACGTCTATTCAAGTGCGTGTTATTTTGCGTCATGGATTGACAGGATTGTCTAATGTACATACACAGGTGTACACTCACCCGTCACAGGTCAAGCTGGGCAACTTTACGAGTGGCTCCACCTTCGACGTATTACCACCCGTGCCAACTAAAATTTAGTATATTGCGTTACAATCTCGAAGGAGAATACCTTTCCCAACTCAGTTACCAATCAGAATTGACTATGAAAAAGGACATTGAAGTTGGTTAACTACCAGCACTAATGAGTCTGGCCTAGATGAGCTAGGCACGAACCCTTTAGAACTTCCTATTAAGTTAGGAGGGTAAGCCTCACCCGCAACGGTGGGGCTTTTTCGTGGCCTAAATTTTTAGCGCTTTTGACTTGAATTATTGAGTGCTGGTGTAGCTTGTTGGGATGAAAACAATGCTACTCGCCCTGCTACTGGGTTGCGCCGGTACGCGGCGCGCCTGTACCTACACGTAGGTAGCTCGCTAGGAAATAGCAGCAGTCGGCATAAACTTCTGTAACCGGGCGAACTAATACGTTGGCGTGGGCCACCTCTACTTGTGCCACACTGGCGGTAAATCCTGAGGGCTCCCAGTAGAGGGCGTAGAGGTATGCGCCGTGAGCCAGCGGGTGCGCGTCGGGAATAGTAGCGAGATACTTCTGTGCCTGTTGGTAGAGACCGTAGGCGCTTAGCCCGGCTTCCAATAGACCGGGCGTAGGCAGTAGGGCAGCTAACACTTGCTCATCAAGCGTGGCAAGTAGGTGCGTAGTGAGTGCTTCCTGCTCAGCCGCGTCAAGCTGGGCCAGCGCGTCGGGCGCTAGGTCGGGCAGCACTGCTGCAAGCGGCATAGCGCCGGGCGTTACCAGGGCGAGGTACTGCGCTACGGTTAGGGCGGCCCAAGTGGTGGGCAAATGCAGGGTTTGGGTGAGGTCGGTTGGCATAAGTTTTAGCTGTTGGTTATTGGCCCTGCACCCATTCCGGGGTAGCCAAGCTGAAATTCAGTACCAACTCCTGCCGGCGCACGCCTACTCTAGCGATTTCTGAGCGGTCGCCGCGCGGTATGAAAATCGGCAGCCACTCGCCGCCGGGCTCCAACTGCGCCCAGGCCTGGGGCGAGCGCCAGAGCGTGCGCAGGCCCGCCAGCAGGCCATCTCCCTTAAACACGCCCGAGCTGGCCTTGAAGGTCTGGTAAGCATCGCCGGGGTCGCTGTAGCGCTGCTGGCCACTGCTGGCCTCGCGGAAGGCCTGCCCTTCGCCCACGCTGTCGCCGAGCTGCGGCCGGCCCTGAAACACCCAGAAGCCGTAGCCGCCGCCGGGGGCCAACCAGGCCACGGGCAGCGGATTGGACGGGCAGGGTAGGTACTGCACATCGAACGTAGTCGTAACCGGGTCAGCTACCAGGGTGCCGTACCCCGCCCCGGAAAGAGGGTAGAAATAGCCGATTCGATAATCGTCGTACCCCGGCCACGCTGGCAAGGGCAAAGGAAACGGCGTTAGCGGGGAGTAAGGGGCGGTAGCCAGCTGCGCATCCGGCACGGCGCTGTTGAGCGCGTAGCCGTGCTCGAGCAACTCATCCGTGCCCGCGCGCCGTAGCTCGTACCCGACGTAGAGGTCGGCATCGTAGGCGGTGAGGCTGTTGAGGTCGTAGCGGTAGCCACCAACTCCATCGGCTGCGCCCAGCGCCGGCCGCAAATACGGCCCCAGCACGAAGGTGGCGTACCCATCCGGCCCCACGGTGGCCCGTAGCTCCAGCGGCGCGCCCAGCGGCCGGCCAGCGGCCAGCGGGTGGCCAGCCCGAAAGCCGATGCGCAGTTCGGCCGCGATAAAGGCATCAGCCTGCCCAGCCACGGCCGCCACCCGCACGGCCACTGGCTGCCAGGCCGAGCGCCAGCGGGGCGTGTAGGTGCAGCTGGCGTAGCCGCCGGTAGTGGCGGCGGGGTCGTAGTTGTCGGCGTACTCATCCTGGCAGCCAGTCACCACGGGCACGAAGGGCAGCACCGTAACGCTGCCACTGGCCTGCATCTGCGGCGTGCCGCTGTCGCTGACCTGTACCGGGTAGGTGCCCGGCGGGATGGCCGTAAACAACTCAGCCGTGCCGCCCGTGGTGGTGCGGCTGAGCAGCAGGCCCACCACTTCCACCGTCAGCGGGTCGGTGCCGCCGGTGGGCGTGAGCGTGATGGTGCCATCGTTGGCGCCCACGGCGGTTTCGTCGGTTTTGCTGACGGCTAGCATGAGGCCACCGGGCACCACGCCGCAGCTCACGTAGATATCCTCAATGGAGGTGGACGCCTCGCCGTTGTCGGCCACCAGCTGGTACATGCCATCGGCCAGCGCCGAAATGGTGAATGGCTGCGCGTTGGTGCTGCCGCCGAAGCCACTCTGCCACACGGGTATCTGCGTGGCTTGGTCGAGCAGTTGCACATCGAGCGTGCTGGCGCTGATAGACTTATTGACGGTGAACGCCAGTTGCCCGCCTTGCGCGGTGCAGGTCTGGGCGAGGTCGAAGAACTTGGGCGGGGTACCGCTGCCGGGAGGGGTCATAGCTTACTTGCCTTGAATGGCGCCGCGCAGCGCTGAGGTAATGGCCACCATCTCGCCGGCGGCAATGCGGGCCTTGAGCAGGTCGAGAAACTGCTGGGTGAGCACAGATTGAAAAATGCCGCTGGCCTGACCGCTGCGAAATAGGGCCGTGCCGCGGGCGTGAATCCGGCGGGCCAGGGCGCGGCCGACCTCCTGGTAGGTCTGGCCAGGGCGCAGCGCCAGGCCCTTGGCCTCTGCCCACTGCGCCAGCGCCTCGTACAGGCGGGGCTCGCCGGGGCTGGCACCGGCACCGGTCGGGCCGCGGCCGGTGATGAGCGTTTGGGCGTGCGCGGGGCCGAGCAGTTCGAGAAAGTCATCGCCGGCCGCGAAGCTGAGCTGGCTGGCCGTGCGGCCCGTGGCGTAGGCGGGCCGGCCGCTGGGCTGCTGCGGGTAAGTGCGCAGCGCCTGCACGGCGGCCGCCAGTAGCTCGGGGCCAGTTTGCCGGAAGGCCAAAGAGGCGGAGGCTAGCATAGGCGCGCTACGTCGAGGGTGAAATCAATAAAAAGGCCGGTGCCAATCTTGGTGCCGTTGCGGATGGTGGGCGTGCGCGCCATCGGGCCGCCCGAAAGCTCGAAGCCCTCAGCCTCTTGCAGCAGCAGCTCAAAGCGCTGCGTCAGCTCGTCCATGTCGGACTGGATTTGCACCGTGTTGTCGGGACTGGAGCTGGCGCCGGGGTTGGCCACGTAGTTGGCGTTTTCGTGCTCATCCTTGCCGTAGAAGCCCATGCCGATGCTGTAGCGCACTACGCCGGGCAGCAACTGGCTCGGCTGCGTGTTGAAGAACTCGCACCAGGGGAAGGGCTCGTTGTAGTTGATGCCGTTGGCGCTTTTGGCACCCGCCCAAAAGGACTTGGCGCCGGCTTGCAGGGCTAGGGCTTCGAGGGCGGCGACTAGGGCGGCGTAGGTCATAGGTCAATCCTTCTTAGCGTGAATTATTTTTTGATACCGCCGCTGGTAAGCTGCCTGCGCATTGAGCAGCTTGAGTTTCAGCAGCGCCGTGTCGGCATCAGTGGCCAGCACGGTGGGGTACTTGGTCACATCGCCGCCCGCCAGCGCGTCCAGGGCCAGCGCAGCCCCAAAGCGCGTCGCCAACTCCTCGCTACCGGCTTCAAGCTCGTCGTCGTCGGGCTCTGAGTGGTCGCTTTCGTCGGGGGCGTGCCGCTCCGCGACCTGCGAGCAGCTGCCAAGAAAAAAGCACCATCGGCGTATACCTCCGTGACGGGGGCGGCCAGCACCGCCGCCAGCACCTGGTCGAGCCGGTCAGTGTTGCCGTAGCGCAGCTGACAGCGGTAGAGCGCCAGCACGTAGGGCAGGCTGGCTAGGGCGGGCCGCTCGGCGTTGGCCTCAAACTGCTGCTGGCAGAGCACCAGGCAGCCCCAGGGCAGGCTGCCCACATCGGGCAGGCCCGGGGTAGGCAGCAGCGCTTCCATGTCGCTGGCATCACTGGCGAAGGCCAGCAGGTTGCTCAGGTACTGCACGTCATCGGCCGCCAACTGGTCGAGGCCACCGGCTTCGAGGCTCAGCAGCAGTTCAGCGGGGCGGCGCTCGTCATCGGCTTCGGGAGCGTGTAGGGCCACGAACTGCGCCAGGCTCACATCGGCCCAGCTGGTGGGCACGGTGAGCACTCGGGCGGTGGGGTGAAGGGTGAGGGTGGTGGACATTTAGAGTAATTGGGCTTTAGCGCTGCGGCGCTTGTAGTTGGGCGCAGCTAATTCGAGCATCTCGCGCATGATGAAGTTGTCGCCATCATCAGGCGAGCGGCCCAATGCAGCCTTCATTGTGACTTTGGGCACTAGGCGCAGCTTCCCATCGCTGTCGGGCTTGAGCCGCTTCCACTGCGCTAACTCTTCTGCAATACGGTCCCAGTCGACGCCAACCGCCTCGGGATACACGAATACCTCACCGCGCACCATGCGGCCCGCCATGCGGAAAGCGCACTGACTCTTTAGGTTATCGTAGTTCTCTTTGGGCGGCTCCAACTTGCCGGTTTTGGGATTTCGCACCTTCGCAGCGGCGGGGTCAGCAAGGGGCACGCTATTGGCCACGAAGGGCACGCAGCCGGGAATTAGGTCCACTACGCCGCCGCCTACCCCGTCATCGTCGATAACTGTGTGGGAGGGTAGGATGCGGTGCTCTCGCTGATGGCGCTTGACCTCAGCTGCCACCTCGGGCACAGCGTAGTTCTTGAGCACGGTGCGGCCGACTACCCGAAAGCCCTGCCAGCGGTACATGATGGTGGTATCGCTACCAAAGCGCGCCACGTCTACCGTGAGGCAGTTGCGGCCCGCGGCCACTTGGTCATTAAGCAGCAACTGACTGATAGCGTCGTAGCTCACCAATACCGTGGGGTCGTCGTCGTACTCAAAGTTTCCGTCGAGCAACCGAGCCACGGTCACGGCATCGGAGCGGCGCAGGTTGGTCAGGTAGTCTTCGCTGACGAAGGGGTTATCAGTGGCCAGCGACACTACAAAAGCCTTATGCGGCTCCAGTCTCCCCTCAACATTCGGCTTGTAGAAGTCAGTGTAAATCCAGTTCTTGCTCGGGTTGCAGGTGAAGAGCATCTTGGGCACCGTGCGCCATAGGGGTTGCCCATCATCGCCTAGCTCACCAGTGAGCAGCGAGAAGCGCCCCCGCAGCACGCTGATGGCCTTGGGGTGTATCTGCTGCGCCTCGTCGATGAAGGCTCCTGTCAGGTCGTAAGAGCCCAGCCGGTCAAACTCGGGGTCGGAGGGCACCCACTTGATTTCCCGAAAGAAAACGACGGAGCCATTGTGGAAGCTAGCGGTGAGGCTGGTTGCGTTGAAGGTGTACTCTCCCTTGGCACCAAGTGCGTTGGCCACCTTGTGATAAGTCAGCAGCGTCGTGTCACGCAGCTTCGTTAGCTCCTCCCGTGCCACCAGCCACGCCGAGCCCGGCATGCTGATAGCCGCCATCAGTATCCAGGCATTGCCAATCCAGCTTTTGCCCCCGCGCGCACCGCCGCCATACATGACCTCGTTGGTCTGTTGGTCACGTAGCAGGCGCAAGGCCTTGCGTTGCTTGGCAAAGGTCTTAAGCGTCGCTATCATCGTCCGTTACGTCGGTGATGCGAAAGCCTGTGATGCGCTCGCCCTTGCTGGTTACATCGACCTGCTTGGAATCGCCGTACTTCTTAGGAGCCAGCTTGGCCATGAGCCACTTGCGGGCATCGATGCGGACTTTGCTGCGCATAATCCATTCGCCGTTTGGCATCGGGCCGTGTTTGCCGTCTACCGTATCGAAACTGGTTTCGTCAGCGATGTCCAGGATGTCGTCAGCCATCGCATCCGCTTGCCTCGTGCGTGCGCGGGCGTATCTGTCCGGAAACCCGTCCGTGCCTGCGTCCAACCACTCGTAGACCGTGGACCTAGCCGGCATATCCTCGTCCCGGCAGATGCTTACCAGCGAGCGTCCCTCGGCCAATTCCTGGCAGATGCGCTTAGCGATTTCGGGGGTGTAGTCAGTCGGGCGGGCCATGCTTCAAAGTTCCGCCGTGCCCTGGCCGACTACCTTATTGAGGTGTAGGCATTGTTGCACAGACTAGACAGGCAGTAGCCGCCAACGGTCAACGTGGCTGGGCTCGGGGGTCAGTACGTAGCTCAGTGCCTTGATTTCCAGTGGTAAGCTTGCGAATAGGACTGTGGCGACCGCTAGGGCACGGAAGCGGGTACTTACCCGGCTGCCGTGCGGGATGAGCGCCAGTGGCCCACCAGCGTGGAGCTGCCAAGCCTTTGCTAACCGCCCAGCTTTGGTAGCTGGCGGGGCCACCAGGGCCACCGATTCGGCTTGGCGAAGTAGCTCGGTAGCTAGGCCGTTCAGGTTCGCCAGGCCGTCGCGGTAGAGCGTGAGTGTAGGCCACTCCCGGCTGCTGACCTGGGGCTGCGCGAAAGTGGGCACGGGGTGGTAAGCAGCACTAGGCTGAAAGCGATTGGTGGGTTGCATAGCAGAAAGCAGGTGAGGCTACTGGGGTTTGGACTCAGTGAGGAAGTGGTTGGTGCCGTGGGGCTGGTGGCCATGCTTGCGGGCCACGGCGCAGAGCTCCTTCACGCAGGCGGGCGAGGCGGCCCAGGCCACGAAGCGCAGGCCCCGGCCATCGGTGGGCTCGACCACGCCGTAGCCCGCATCGCGGTGGGGCGGGGCGGGCTGAGGTTGGGGAGTACTGTCGGGTATATTCGTGGCCATGAAGCTCTTCAATATCTGTATGTGTGTGATGGGCGGCGCGGGCCTGCTCAGTGCCGTATTAGGCATTGTGGGCCTAGTCGTCGGCGGCTACGCGGTTTGTTTTGTTTTCGGCCTCGTTGGTCTAGTGCTCGGTGCCCTCGTCGGGCTGGTTTTGGGTATCCGCATGTTCCAGTAGGCGGGCTGGTTGGCATTGACTTGGGGAGGCGGTGCGCAGCAGTAGTTTCGCGACTATGAAAAAATTCTTATTCTTGGGAGCGTGCCTGGTGGCATTGGCTTCTCAGCCAGTGATGGCGCAGACGGGCGCCGCTGACATCGTTGTTGTTAAGGTGAGTGAGTCTGGTGGGTATCTGCAATTTGATATAGCTCGGCCTAGTAGCAAGCCAGAGCATCGGGAGTTCACCCTAAAGCAGCTGAAAGAGAAAGGGGATAGTTATTTCATTAGCGGTCAGGCGGAATACACACGACTTCTGCTTGTAGAGCTAGCTCAGCAAGGCTATACACTTACTACTACCTATTCTTCCAACTATAGCGCGGCTGGCTCGGGGCCCACGACGCTCGTATTCACAAAGCGACAATAATGCGGGCTCGTTGGCATCGACTCGGGAGGCAGTGCGCAGCATCAGGAAGAGTAGGGCGTTGGTCCGGGCTTAGCAGTGGCAGCATCCAGACACGACTCAGGAGCTGCCTGAAAGGCTTCGGGGCATATTCGTTTGATGAGCTCGACATCAGTTGTAGCTTCTTTCACTAGCAGGTGGATGCCATCGTGGTAGTAGCTGATGCAAATGGCCTTATCCTCTTCTCGCAGCCGCTGCTGTGCCGGGGCGGTCAGGCGGGGCCATTGCGCTCGCCAGTGGTCAAGCTGCTGGCCTTGGCGACGGTATTCAGGGGCGATGCGGTCGAGGCAGGCTTGTAGCTCCTGCACCTGGGCCACCACTACCGGGCGGGTGTCCGCGTCTTGGAGTAACTCCTGTAGCTGGCGGTGCCCTTTGGGACGGGTGCGCCGGAAAGGCTCCAGCAGGCCAGCGAGGTACTCCACCAGGCCCTTGTATTGCGCCAGGTTCTTCTCGCCCGCGGTCAGCTCGCGTAGCAGCCAGGGGCGGCGGCGCTGGGCTTGGCGATACCAGCGCGTGCGGCGGCCGGGCGTGCGGCGCAGCAAGGCTACCAGGTGGCGGCGGGCCGGTTTGAGGGCGGGGTACTGCTTCTTGTAGCTCATGGAGTGGGGAGCGTGATGGGTTTGCCGTGGGGGTGCCAGTTGTCGAAGTCGCTGGGGCCGTCGGTGCGGAAAGGCACGTTGCCCTGGGTGGCCGGGGCCGGGTTATTGGTGCCGTGCTGGCGGTAGTTCTGGATAGCCTTCACGTCGAGCGGGGCGTGGCCGAGCTTGGGGTCGAGGTAGCGCGAGGTGCCCCGCTCGTAGCTCAGGCGCACGCCTTCTTTGGGCGTTTTCATGCCCACGAGGCCCTCCTGCTTGATTTTGCGGGCGTAGAAGTCCACGGCCGTGTTGGTGGGGTCGTCGTCGGCGTAGGGGCGGTGCACCACCAGGAAGTTATCGACCTTGTTGGCCCACATGCGGCCGCCGCTCACGCTGTATTGGTCGGGTACTTTCAGGTTCATCTCCTTGTCCTTGGTGCGGGCATCGCCCGAGGGGTGGGCGCATACCACCACGCACTGGTGCTCGTCCTCGGCGAAGTCGAGCACGTCGTTGAGCTGGCTTTTGAGCATCTCGTCTTCCCGCCCGCCGTACTCCTTGAGATTGGTAGCGAGTGCGTTCCAGGGGTCGATGAGGCAGCCGTTGACTTTATGCGTTCGCACGGCGTGCTGGAGCACGGGCAGTAGTTCGCCCAGCGAGCCGGCGCGCCGCGGGTTGATGAGGTGGAAGTGATTCAGTACCCAGCCGGCGGCATCTTCGTACTGGCCGTAGCTCATGCGGGCGTTGCCGGCTTTGGGATTGGTGGTACGGCCGACGTAGCTCTGCACGAGCTTGTTGAGGGCGCGGCGGGCGGGCATGTTTTCGGGCACGTACAGCGCCCACTTCCACTTATCGTACACGCTCTTAGTGAGCATGAGCTGGAGCATCAGTTCGCTCTTGCCGTGGCCGGGCCAGCCCGTGACGAGCGTCACTTCGTCGGGCAGCCACGACCAGTGCGGGGCGATGGTGGGGAAGTGCGTGGGCAGGCCGTTGGGGTCTTCGTTGAACCACGAGTCCTTCATCTCGGCCCAGGCAACGGTGGCCGTCAGCAGGGCGTCGGCGGGGTTGGGGCGCTCGGGGGCAGTGGGGGCCGCCCGGTGCGCTGCCTGGCTGGTGAAGCGGTGCAGGTTAGGCGGCATGAGCGGGCGGCGGTAGGTGACGGATGGACACGGCGGCCAGCTGCTGGCGCACGTCGAGCGGGCAGTCGAGCCGCGCCAGGCTGTGCTCGAAGGCGGGAAGCTGGCGCAGGCGCACCACCAGGGGCGAGAGGGGGGCGTCGGTGGGCTGGCGCAGGCGGTCGAGCAGGTTCAGGGCGATGCTCTGCCAGTCGATGAGTAGGGCTTGCTCCAGCGAGTGGGGCTTGGCAGCGTCGTAGGCGTAGTGCAGCTGGCGGTTGAGGGCCGTGACGTTGGCACAGGTGGCGGTGTGGCGCTGTTCGACCTGCACCGAGTAGGCGGCCACGGCGTCGAGGGCGGCGCGAATCAGGCGCAGGTGGCGGAACTGGTACTCGGATAGCTCGGTGCGGCCCTGGGTCTTTTCGCAGTAGAGGAAAAGCGGCAGCAGGGCCTGCTCCAGGTCGTGGCCGGCTTGCTCGGTGGCCTGCTCCACGTCGGAGAGGTCTACGGCCGGTAGTAGCAAGGGCAGGGGCGTGACAGGCATGGGAATGAGAAGATTAGGCGGCGTGGGCGTGCGTGTCGGTGGGTTGGAGCTGGGCGGCGTTGGCCTGGGCCTGCTCGGCGAGGTATTGCTGGTACTCGGGGCTTTGCCGGGCCTGGGCCAGGCCATCGGCGGCCGACTGGCTGTAGCCGAATAGCTCGTCGGGGTTGAAGCTGGCAGGGGCCGGTGGGGGGCTGGGCCGGCGGGCCTGCTCGGCCTGCCACTTGGCGTAGGCTTCGGCCGTACCATCGAACTCCACGCCCGACCAGTTGCCCTCAATCGCTTTTTCCACCATGATTTGGGCAAAGCCTTCCTCGTACTTGCTTAGCGTAGCCAGCAGGCGGCGCAGGGAGGTCACGGGCTTTTTGACTTGCTTGGGCATGGCCCGGAAGTCGGCCCAGAGCTGGGCGAACCCGGGGCCGGGGTGGGGCAGGGGCAGGGCGGCCACTTCGTCGGCGCTGGCCGTGGGCTTTTTGGGGCTACGAGGCGGTTTGGCGGGGCTGGCAGGCAAAGCCGCGATTTCCGGCTTTGCCTCAGCTTTCAAACTGGAAGAAGATGAATCGGCGCTAGCCGCCTTTTCTTCTTTTAGTTTATGTTTATTGATGTCTGGAGGATTTTCGCCGGAAAGGCTGTCGCATTCACTGCCGGAAATACTGCCGCTTTTACTGTCGCATTCCTCCCGAATAGGCTGGAGATTCTCCAGTAAAAGCAGTTTGTAGGTAGAGGGTGAACGTTTGACACCGGGCGTAAAATCAATCAGGCCATGCTGCTTGAGTCGGTTGCGAGCCGTAATCAGTGGTTTCTCCGAAACCCCGATGGTCGCAC